ATTGACTTCAATATTCAGCGTTTAGGCGTGTGGATTAGGTACAATCAGCAGTCCGCTATCTCTGCACCTGCTTGGGACGAGTTGAAAGTGGATAAACTTCCGAAGTTATCCGGTCAACTCTTTGCAGGTGTCAAGTTTGGCGTAGACGGACAGAATGTAGTCCTTGCATTAGCGGTCAAGACGGAAGACGGCAAGACATTTGTCGAGGCGATCGACTGTCGAGACCAACGAGAGGGCAACAGTTGGATTATCAACTTCTTAATGAAATGTAACGTCAAACAAACGCTGGTTGACGGGCAATCTGGAGTACAGACGTTCTTAAAAGATTGTAAAGAACAGAAGTTGAAAGGTGTCAAAGAGGCGGTCACTAAAGAAGTTGTGCAGGCATCATCAGATTTCGAGACCGCAATCACCAATAAAACGATATGCCATAGCGGACAACCTGCATTGAGGCAGAGTGTTACGAACTGTCAGCATAGGGCAATCGGTAAAAATGGCGGTTACGGCTATAAAACTCTTGATGACGATATAGAGGTCGCTCTGATAGAGGCAACAGTTTTGGCAACTCACCTCTGCAATAACTACAAAGAGGTTAAAAAGCAGAGTGTCAGTTACTAATAGATTACGTTTACCGAACGGAAAATCGGGAGAAAGGAAAAAACAATGGCAGATTTAGGAGAGAACACATTCAAGCCTATCGAAACTCAAGAAGAACTTAACAACATCATCAAAGACAGGCTTAAGAGAGAGCGTGAGAGCACAGAAAAGCGTTTTGAGGGTTATATCTCACCCGAAGACCACGCAAAGGCTATCGCAGAATCAAATAAGGCTTTCGATGACTACAAAAAGGCTCACGAGGGCGATGAGGCTTTAATTAAAGACCTTGAGGCAAAGAACAAATCATACGAGACTGCATCGTTAAAAAGCAGGATTGCTCACGAGGTCGGACTTTCCTATGAGTGGATTGGTCGCATAAGCGGTGAAGACGAAAAGTCTATCAGAGCAGATGCGGAATCCTTGAAAAAGTTGGTCGGAACAGGACAGACAGTTGTGTTGCCGACTAAAAACCCAGAGGCTAATGAGAATACCGCAGACAGTAACTACAAGCAGATTCTCAATAGTATACAAAAATCTTAAATGCAAAGGAGAAAAACAAAATGGCATTTACATCAGCTAATTTCCCTGCCGAAATGGTAAAGGAAGTATTCGTAGGAGCAAAGGGACACTCCGCAATCGCTAATCTCTGCGGTATGACACCTATCGCTTTCAGTGGAACAGACGTTATGGTCTTCTCTTTCGACGGAGAGGCTAATCTTGTTGGTGAGGGTGAAGCAAAGGCAGCTCACACAAACGGCAAGGACATCGTTAAGATCGTACCTCGTAAGATCGAGTATGGTGCTCGTGTTTCTGACGAGTTCATTCGTTGCTCTGACGAGAAGAAGATCGAATACCTCAAGGCATTTAACGAGGGTTTTGAGAAGAAACTCGCTCGTGGTCTTGACATTATGGCTATGCACGGAGTTAACCCGAAGACAGGCGTTATCGCTACAACTCTCATCGGTGACAACTCTTTCGACACAAACGATGATGTTACTTCCGTAACATACAACTCCGCAGACCCCGAGGGCAACATCGCAACTGCAGTATCTGCTATCGGTGACTACGATATGAACGGCGTTGCTATGTCAAAGGCTTTCGCAGCTGCTCTCGCATCTCTCAAGGTCAATGGCGTTGCACAGTATCCCGAACTCGGTTGGGGTGCAAAGGCTACATCTATCAAGGGCGTACCTGTTGACATCAACTCAACAGTATCTTTCGTTGATGGCGAGTATGCTTATGCAGGCGATTTCGCTAACGCTTTCAAGTGGGGTTATGCAGACAAGATCAATTTCGAGGTAATCGAATACGGCAACCCTGATAACTCCGAGGCAGGCGACCTCAAGGGACACAATCAGGTATATCTCCGTGCAGAGGCTTGGCTTGGTTGGGCAATCCTTGACGGTAAGGCATTCGCAAGAATCGAAACTGCATCTTCCGGTTCTTGATATGAAGTACCGCAACGTGAAGACGGGAGCGGTCATTGACGTGCCGTCCAAGATTAGCGGTAAGAATTGGGAACTTTTAGACGGGGGCAAGGTTGAAAAACCTGCTCCCGTTGTTCTCGATGCACCCGCCACGGAAGAAGTCAAACCCGTCAAGAAGACGAGAAAGACCGCAAAGAAAACAACAAAGTAAGAGGGCAAGAAAATGTCAGATTATGCAACAGTAAACGACATCAATCAGTTAAAGCGACCCTTGACATTTGACGAGCAGAACAGAGCAAAGAGGCTTATACCTATTGTCTGTTCTCTTATCCGCTACGAGGCAGTAAAGACGGGCAGGAACTACGACGATATGATTCTCAAGTCCGAGTTAGTCCCCATCGTTGATATCCTGGACGGCAAC